TGCTGCTCGCGGTGTGTACGGGTCTGGGGGTTTTGTTTTCCTGCCCGTCATGGGCGCCAACCACCGTCATGGAGGTAATCGCAATGTCAGATATTCAGCCCTACCTTGACCGCATCGAGCGCATCTGCGAGACATTGGAGAAGCTAGAGGTTCTAGGTGCGTTGAGTGAGGTGAGCGTCAAGGAATTGGCTGCCTCTGTCCGTGTCGATGTGCGCCTAATCCGCGCCATTACCCGGACTCGCGTCAAGCCCGACGATGACTCGCTCCGGGTGGTTACATGGGCAGGCGATGTGATCTCCAAAAAGCACTACCGCCCCACGCGGCTCGTAATAGACTTTCCCGCAAGTTCGTTGCGATCAGCCAGGCGCATCGCGCTTGAGCAAGCGAGGTCTTACGCCTCGATGCATCCGGAGGTGGCGAGCTTCAGCACGCCGCGTCTCGTCAGCGACCGCCACGTTTGTCTGCCGTCCGGTGAGTTCGTTCAGCATTGGAATTACTCAGTTGATCTCCGCTACTCGGAGACAGACTGATGGCACGCATCCAGGTTCTCGAGCTTCCGGCTGAGGTGGCAGGCGATTGTGCGACCCACCCGTTCGTTCTCGTCATCGACCGCGCTGATGGCAGCGAGTTTTGGGTAGAGGATTCGGGGTCAACCTCGACTGCGCCCGATGTGCTCGAGTTGCTCCGAGACAACACTGGCGCTCGGGCGGTGCTTGTCATTCCCGGTGAGCTCGAGGTGGGCTGATGGCCGGCGTTGGTCCGGCTCCGAAGGGTAAGGCGGCGCGGAGGAATAAGCAGCCGGAGAAGACGCACCTGGTCGCTGGCGATGCTCCTCTCGGCCCTGAACTGCCGGAGGGCTGGCTGCCGGATGGTGAGGCGTGGCATCCGGCTACTGCGGCGTGGTGGGAGCATTGGCGGACGTCCCCGCAAGCGTCTCGGATGCTCTCGCAGCCTGACTGGGATTTCTTGCTCGATACGGCGTTGATGCATCACACGATGTGGGCGAAGGGGCGCTGGGAGTTCGCGTCTGAGGTGCGGTTACGTACGGCGAAGTTCGGCGCGACGCCGGAGGACAGATTACGTTTGCGGCAGGAGATTGAGACGCCGGAGGATGCTCCTGTTGGTGCCGCGGATGCGACGGTGACGAGCATTTCTGATCGTCGGAGACGTTTGACGGAGGAGTAATGCCCCGCCAGTTGATCAAAGCTCCTGGCGCGTCTCGGTCTAGGTCTTTGGGGTGGCTGGCTCTGTGGTTCGTGGAGACGTTCGTTGTTCACGGGCCGGGTGATGTTGAGGGTGACCCGATCCGGCATGGGGATGAGTACAGCGGCTTCATCGTTGACTGTTACGCGTTGGATGCTGATGGTGCCCGGTTGCATGATTCGGCGTTCTTCTCCCGGCCGAAGGGTGCGAACAAGTCGGGGCTCGCCGCGGAGTTGGCGATTTTTGAGGCGGTGGGCCCGTGCCGGTTCGATGGTTGGGCTAAGGGCGGTGAGACGTTCGAGTTCCTCGGGCATGTGTACACGTATGAGGTTGGCGAGCCGATGGGCAAGCCGGTCAAGTACCCCTTCATCCGCGTCATGGCGACGGAGGAGGGCCAGACGGGGAATGTTTATGACACCATCTACCTGAATTTCGAGCGCGGCCCGTTATCGGAGCTGAAAGCGTACGGGCTCGACGCGGGTTTGACGCGAATCCTGTTGCCGTTCGGTGGTGAGGTCATGCCTTCGACGTCGGGTGCGGCGTCGAAGGATGGCGGCAAGGAAACGTTCGCCGTTTTCGATGAGTCGCACCTGTATAATACGCCGGAGTTGCGGCGCATGTACGCAACCGTCACGAGGAACTTGACGAAGCGCAAGAAGATCGCCGGCACGTGGTTCATTGAGACGACGACGATGTACCTGCCGGGTGAGAATTCGGTTGCTGAGGAAACGTACAAGTATGCGCAACTGATTCTTGAGGGCAAGGCGCGCCGTTCGAAGCTGCTGTTCGATCACCGGTATTCGGATCTGAAGGAAGAGAAGATCCGGGACGAAGAACTTCTTGCTGCTGCGGTTGAGGAAGCGTACGGGGAAGCGCTCGACTGGAACTCCCTAACGGGCATCATCGACGACATCTTCGACCCGCGGCGTCCGTTGCCGGAGTCGATCCGATACTTCCTGAACGCTCTCACCGCCGCGCTGAACGCGTGGGTGACGCCCGCGCAGGTGGATGCGGTATCTCGAGGTGAATTCGTCGCCCCTGATGACGGTGATGAGATCACGCTTGGGTTCGACGGTTCGTTGACGGACGACGCGACAGCGCTCGTCGGGTGTCGGGTGTCGGACGGTCTGTTGTTCCCGATTCGGATTGAGGAAGTCCCGGATGGGCCGGAAGCTGTGGATTGGTCGGTTGATCAGGATGCGTTCGACGCGGCTGTGGCTGGGGCGTTCGAGAGGTTCCATGTGGTGGCGTTCTTCGCCGACCCGCCGTACTGGCAAGACCACCTGGACTCGTGGGAGAAGGAGTTCGGGGACGAACTGCGGGTGAAAGCCGGCGCGAAGTCCGCGATTCGTTTCTGGACGAAAAACGACACGCCCATGGCTACTGCGCTTGAGCGTTTCCATACGGCGATCGCGTCGGAGACGGTGAGCATTTGGCGTGACCCGCAACTGATCCGGCACCTCATGAACGCGAGGGTGTGGAAACGCCGTGGCGGGTCCGTCATCGGCAAGGAGACGAAGAACTCTCCGAAGAAGATCGATGCTGCCATGGCCGCCACGTTGGCGTTCGAGGCGCGCGCCCAGTTCCTTTCCCGTGCTGTTGCTCAGAAGAAGTCGTTTGTTCCGATCCGTGTGAGGTAGGGGGCCGTTTTGCTGACTCAAACTACCGTTGCAGGGTCGGATGACTGGTGGCTGATGCGTTTGGCGACCGAGTTGGGGCGTGGGTTCCAGAGGTTGGGGCGGTTGCGTTCGTATTCGGATGGGACTGAGGCGATCCCGGAGGCTGCGACTGAGCAGATGCGGGTCGCGTATGCCCGGTTCCTGCGTCTGTCGCGGCTGAATTTTGGGCATCTGATCACGTCGGCGGTGACGTCGCGGATGGTTCCGACCGGTTTTCGCACTGCGGCGGCGGGGGATGAGGACGGTGACGCGCTGGCTATGGCGACGTGGCGGCGGTCGCATCTGGACATTGTGTCGCGTGACCTGTTCGATGATGTTGCCACGTACGGGGCCGGGTACACGTTGAACGATGCGGCGGGGCAGATTCTCAAACTGTCCCCGTGGAGCACGCTCACTGAGGCGTCGCCGCTCACTCCCTGGTCGCCGGATGCGGGTATCAACGTGGGCCATAACCCTGCGGAGGGGTTCGACGTCATCACCCTGTTCCGTCCTGCCACTGACGGACGGCCGGCGTATTCTCGGCGGGCGGCGAAGGAGTCGAAGCTTTCGACTATCCCCACGGATGGCCGGTTGTGGATGCCGGGGCGCGGCTGGGATTGGATTGAGGACCCGCAGCCGATCCGGTGGATTTCGGATATCCCGATTGTGGATTATCGGGCGCCGAAGGGTTTCGGGCAGTTCGAACCGCACCTGGACACGCTGGACCGCATCAATCACACGATTCTGCAGCGGTTGACGATCACGGCCATGCAGGCGTTCCGTCAGCGCGCGTTCAAGGGGAATATTCCGACGACGTACCCGGACGATCATCCTCTTGCGGGGCAGCCGGTCGACTTGGATTCGATTTTCTCGGCTGGGCCTGCCGCGTTGTGGATTCTCCCTGAGGGTGCGGACGTGTGGGAGTCGCAGACGACGGATATCACGCCGATCCTCGCGGGTGTTGACAAGGATCTGAAGTATCTTGCCGCGGTGTCGTCGACGCCGTTGTACATTCTGTCGCCGGATGCCGCTTCCGGATCTGCCGCTGGTGCGTCTTTGGCTCGTGAAACGCTCGTGTTCAAGGTGGAAGACCTTGATGCGCGCATGGGTGACGGCCTGGCGCGGGCGATGGGTAACTCGTTCGCCGCCCAAGGGGACAACGAGCGGGCGGATGTGGCGCAGATTGAGACGATTTGGCAGCCCGCGGACCGGTCTTCGATCATCGAACGCGCGGCCGCGGCCGCATCAGCGGCCACAACACTGTCCCGTCGGTCGATTGGGGAGAAGATTTACCAGTTGACGCCGGCCGAGTTGGCTCGAGAGGAGCAGAACTGGTCGGATCAGGCGTTCACCGCTGTTCCGGTTGCACCTGCGGCACCTCCGGTGGCCGTGAATGGTTGACCAGACGGCGCAGAAGGCTGATAGGCATGCGCAACTGTCCGAGGCGGTAACTGCGGCGCTGATTTCGATGCTGTGGGCACTGTGGGGCCGTTTGGACGCTCGCGGGTGGTGGGATGACCAACTCGTGCAGTCGAACGCGGACCGTTCGGCAACTTTTGTCGCGTCGGCGTTGCGCCAGGCGCGTTTGAATCAGCGTTCCGTGTTGTCGTCGGTGCTGCGTGACTTGAACGCGTTGCCGAAGACGCTGCCGAAGCCGAGCACTGATTATGTGCGGATAGGTGTGACGCCGGCTGAAGTGTATTTGAGGCCCGCGAAGCAATACCAGTATGCGTTCTCGCAAGGGAAAACATTCCAGGAGGCGCGGCAGGTTGCGCAGACGCGCATTGAGAACTTGGCGTCAACGGACGTCCTCAAGGCGCAAATGCTCGAATCGCGGGACGTTCTCAAGGCGTCCCCGAAGGTGATCGGGTCCAGGCGGATCATTCACCCCGAATTGGCGAAGGATCACCTGTCGTGCGGCCTGTGCGTGGTCGCGTCGACCCGGTTTTACAAGGTGGGCGAGTTGCAACCTATTCACGACCGATGCAACTGCGGTGTTCTGCCCATCACGGCGGACAGTGACCCGGGGTTGAAGTTGAACCAGGCGGATTTGAAGAAGTTCTACACCGCCGCCGGTTCCACGTCCGCCGCTGACCTGTTGAATACGCGCGTTTCCGTGCACGAGAACGGCGAACTGGGGCCGATTCTGACCCGCTACGGTGACGCGTTCCGGTCACCGTCCGATCTGCCCAACTGACTACCGGTGTTGCCGGTTTGAGCCCCCGCCATGGGGGCTTTTTTATTGCCCACCGTCATGGAGGAAAAGGAATGCCGAAGACCGCTGAAGAGATCGCCACCGAACAGGCCGCTGCTGACAGAGCTGCCGCCGACAAGGCGGCGCAGGAAGCCACGAACGGATTCCCTGCCGACACTGCGCTCGACCAGATGAGCGTGGAGCAGCGGGAGGCGTACTGGAAGTTCCAGGCGCGCAAGCACGAGAACACGGTCAAGTCCCGCGCGGACTACGACCAACTGAAGCAGGCCGCGGCCGAGCTGGCACAGCTCAAAGCCGCGAACGCCACGGCCGAGGAGAAAGCGCTCGAGAATGCCCGCCTACAGGGGGAGAACATCGGCGCGCAACGGTACGTGAAAGCGGCCGTTAGAGGTGAGATTCGGGCGTCAGCCCCTCACCTGAAGCCTGAGCAGGTAGATGAACTGCTCAGCATCATCGACACCTCCGCTGTCCTTCGGGATGACGGGGAGGTTGACGCCGAGAAAGTCGGCAAGATCATCAGTTCCTTTGCCCCCGCTGACAAGCAGGAGAAGCACACCGATTCGTACTCGGACACCATCAGGCAGTCGCGTCAAGCGTCCGGTGCTGGGTCGATCGCGGAGCTCAAGAAGCAGTACCACGAACAACACTCAAAGAAGGGGTAACCGATGGATCTCTCCATTGTCACCACCAACGCTGAGGGTTCGGATTTCTCCTGGCTCAGGAGCAACCACGGTGCGATCACCGGAACCCTCGACGTGTCCAAGCTCACCGCGAACACGGACTATGACGCCAACGGTGTCATCCCGTCCGGTACCGCAGTGAGCCTCAACACTACGAGCGGCCTCTACGAACCGTTTGACTCTTCGGCGTCGGACGGTCACCAGGTTCTCGCTGGGTTCGTTCTCACGGCCCAGCAGCTCACCGCGACGTTCGCCGGCGTTTCGAGCACGCGGGTGGTTTTCCCGCTGCTCGTTGAAGGCGAAGTTGTTGTCGCGAATCTTCCGAAGACTCCGACGATCAACGTGCAGACTCCCACCACGGGCAAGTTCGTGTACATCGGCGTCGACTACGTGGCAGGGGTGTAAGAAATGGCTCTCAACACTGATTACCGTTCCGCCGCCCAGCTCACCGCTGCCGCGCGCGACGCGGCCGAGACCGTCTCGGGCGGGCTGCTGCTCGAGTCGTACCTTCCCAGCGCGGATAACTTCACGCTGTCGTACGACTTCGACGCGACTGGCCTTGTCACGATCGGCTCCTCCGAGTTCCGCTCGTTCGACACTCCCGCGCCGTACGGCAAGACTCAGGCCGGCGTGCGGAAGTCGGGCAAGCTTCCCCCGACCAGCAAGAAGCTGCCGGTGAGTGAACTGCAGGAGTTGCAGCTCATGAACCAGTCCGATGCGATTGGTTCGAAGCTCGAGCAGTACGCTCGCCAGCTCGGCCAGGAGATCGCTGTGCGCGCCGAGCTGGCGCGTGGTGAGGCGATCACCAACGGCACGCTCGTCCTTGACGAGAACGGCATCAAGGCAACCATCGACTACGGTCGGTCGAGTTCGCACGCGGTCACTGCGGCAACGTTGTGGTCCGCGACGGGCGCGAAGCCGCTGGACGACATTCTCGCGTGGGTTCAGACGTACACGACGGACACGGGTTCTGCGCCGGAGTCGCTTCTGATTTCGCGTCGCATCCTGTCGTACCTGTCGAAGAACGCTGACTTCATCAGCGCTGCCGTGGGTTCGTCGGCTGCGCCGTCTCGGATCTCGTTCGATGACGTCGTGTCCACGCTCGCCTCGTACGGGGTGTCGCGCACGGTCGTGTTCGACAAGTCGTACAGCAAAGGCGGCTCGAACACTCGCGTCATCCCGGACAACGTTGCCGTGTTCCTCCCGAACCCGGGCGATGCGGTCGCGGTCGGCGGTGTGCTCGGCACCACCCAGTACGGCGTGCCCGCGGAGGCCATTCAGCCTTCCTACGGCATCCCCGCTGGTGAAGAGGCGGGCATCTTCGCCGGTGCGTTCGGCCGTGAGGACCCGGTTGGGCTCGACGTCCTCGTGTCCGCGATCCTCCTCCCGGTGCTGTCGAACGCGAACGCCACGTTCGTAGCGACGGTTCTCTGATGGCTGCGCGCCTGCGCACGTACGTGCACGTGCAGGACAAGGACGGCGAATCTGTCGTGTTCGGCCCTGACGATGTTGTGCCTGCGTGGGCGCGCAAAGCGATCACGAATCCGGACGTGTGGGAGTCGAACGCTAAGAACGACGACTCCCACACGGACGAATAAGGAGGGGCGCATGGTCACGGTTTCCACGGATGACCTGCAATCCCGCTACGAGGGCGACATCACCGAGTGGCCGGTCCCGTATTTGCAAACGCAGATCGCTGACGCCCAAGCGTTCATCGCCACAACGGTGCCGGCTTCCACCGTCAGGTTGGCGAACGGTCGCCTGTCCGAGCAAATGTACAAGCGGGTTGTCTCCGACGTCGTGTTCCGAGTGCTGAGGAACCCTGGCGGTTACACGTCCGAGGGTGACGGGTCTTACAACTACGCTCGCTCCGCTGCGGTCGCATCGGGCAACCTGTGGTTGACAGCGAACGATGTGAAGGTGTTGACGGGGACCACGAAAACGGTGGGCACTATCGGCATGAGGGTGGATCGGGGCTGGTCGTGAGCCTTCTCGATTCCCGCAAGTTCGTCGCTGTTGTGCAGAACCGGAAGCAGCAGCCCGGCGCGCATGGGGTCACGTTGGTGAATGATGGTGCGCCGGTCACCGTGTACGGTTCTCTGCAACCGTTGTCCGCCGCCGAATCTGCCGATTTTGACGGCACTGTCGCGTTCACGCAGAAACGGTTCATTTGCCGCAAATGGCCGGGCAACAGTTTCTCGCAAGTGACGGTAACCCGGTTGGCGAAAGAGTTCGTGGCGCCGGAACCGGAAGGTGTTTACGACTGCGTGGGTGACCCGCAGCATTACGGCATGTCGCCGGCCACGGATCATTGGGAGATCGTGCTGAAACGGCAGGGTTACTGATGGCGTACGTGCCGCGGGATTTGTCCACGCAGGTGGCGGTCATGGTCGGTGAGGGAATCGAACTGGATCGTGTAGCCGACGAGATCGCGACGCTCGCTCGAGCTGAAGCCGCCAAGCACAATCACACGGGCGGGTTCGAGGGCTCCATTCATGTGGAGAAGGTGCCCGGGAAGAAGGGCGTCACCGATCGGGAAGTGGTTGCCGATGACCCGGCGTCAACGTTCATCGAGATGGGTCACCTGTCTCGTGGTCACACGTGGGTGCGCGGTTTGCACATTCTCCGAAATGCGGCGTTGAAGGTGCGGGGTGGTAAATGATCGACCACGAGACAATCTTCTGGTCGCTGTTGGACCGCGACCTTATTTCGGGCACCTATTTCAGTTCGGAAACGAATATCGCCGCGGACTTTGAGATTCCTCTACCGGCGATCATCTACTCGTTGACGAACACGGGGCAGACGCAGAACGGCCCCAACCTGTGGACCGGTCAAGTCGATGTGCAGATCCTCGGCGACCCTGAACCGGCTTGGGATCTCGCGGCGAACGTGTACGACATTCTGCACCAGTGGGCGGATGAACAAACCGGTGTCGTTGATGACGTCGGGTGGGTTCAGGACGTCACTGATATTTCCGCTTTTTCACGCCCGACCGGCACTCAGATTGTCGGTAAGGGTGTGATCCAATACGCCGGGTCGTTTGCTCTGGCACTCAGAAACTAATCCTCCTGCGCCTGTGGGTCGGCAAAACCTTACTAGGAGGAAACCATGTCCGGAGCAGATGCTACGACACTTGTAATTCCAGGGCACGGCACCGTTTTCAAGGCGCCCGCCAACACTGCGATGTCCGCCGGCGGACTGGCCGACTTCACGCTGACCGGAACCCCGCCCACCGGGTGGGTGAGCCTGGGGCACACGTCCATTCAGAACACGGTCGCGTTCGCCACGAACGGCGGTGACGCCTCCGTTCTCGGCACGTGGATCGATGACGCGGTGCGCACCATCTACGCGGCCACGGACTGGTCTCTGACCGTCAATGCGTTGCAGGTCGATCAGGAGAACCTTGACCTGGCGTTCAACGGCGAGTTCGACGCTGACGACGGCTACATTGTGCCGGGCACGAACCAGGGCACATCGACGGCCCTGTTCGTGCTTTGCCAGGACGGTACGGGGAAGCTCGGGTTCTACATTCCGAACACGTCCACGAAGCTCGGGGATGCGCCGTCGATCGATCCGACGAACTTCTTCGAACTGCCACTGTCGGCGTCGATTCTCGCGTCTGACGGCACGTCGATCCCGCCGCTGATCGATGGGCGCTCGGGAATTATGAAGGTTTACAAGACCGGGCTGACGGCCGGCGTGTAACAAACTCCCGGGGTGAGCGCAGGACCGCCGACCCAGCTCACCCCGGGTCCTACTGGTCGGCACATGCTTGAAAGGGTTGGCAATGCCTAAGACGATCGAAGAACACGACGCCCAGCTGGATGAGTCGGAAATCCTGAAGGGGGTTCCGGCGCTTCTGCCGCCTGAGCAGTTCCGGCAGAGGCAGCGTTCGAAGGTGATGGGGATGCTGAACCGGCTCCGGTCCATCGCCGATGAGGACGGAAACGTGGAGGTTGACCCGGACAACCTCGAGGCGACCGACATGATTCTTGGTCTGTTCGCTGACGCGGATGAGTTCTTCGAAACCATTGCCGCTGACCGGGACGCGTATGTGAAGTGGTCAACCGGGCTCAAGGACTCTGAACAGGTTTTCGGCACGCTCATCGCCAAATACGCGAGGGCAGTGGGGGAATAACTCAAGTCTGCGACCTACTAGACGAGTACCCGGAATTGGTGGCCGACTTCCGTCAGTTCTACGGTGTACGCATCCGGGACGCGCTTGACGGCACATTGCCGGCGCATGACGTGCTCGAGCTGCTGCCGGGGTTGTTTCAGGAGACGGGTTCACGGTTCCGCGCGAACTGGTTGAAAACCCACCCGGCGGCTCCGGGCGGTGACGATGGTATGTCGTTCCTTGGGTGGTCGCAGGATTCGATGCTGTTGGCGCAGATCCACAACGCCCTCATCGCTAAGTACGCGGGCAAGAAGGCGAAGGATCTGATGATCCTCGGCCCGAAGTCGAAACGGGAACCGCAACTGTTCGCCCCGACCATTGCCGACTTCAACGTGGGCCGGTTCATGGCGGTTATCAACTCAACATAGGGGGCGTAAATGCCGGGTGCAGCGCGCGTATCAGTTCGAGTTGTGCCCGACACGAAGGGTTTCCGGGAAACCCTGCAACGGTACCTGTCCAAGACTGAGAAGACGCTTTCGGTTGCGATCAAAGTTGGTGTGGAGGAGTCCGCCGATTTCCGGGAGAAGCTGAAAGCCATCACGGGGGAGGTTAATGGCAAGAACGCGACCATCAAGGCGGATGCAAACACGAAACTAGCGTCTGCGGAACTGGACAGGGCTGCTCGTACGCGCACCGCATTGATCCGAGTGAATATGCCGCAGGCGACTCGTGCCACCAGCCGGCTAGCGCTCATATCCTCGGCCCTAATGGCGATCTCACCGGCAGCGTTGTCCTCTGCGGGCGGGCTGCTGACGATGGGTGCCGCACTCGGTTCGTTGGCGGCGCTGGCTGCCCCGCTTCCCGGCCTGCTCCTCGCTGGCGGTACTGCGGCGGTCGTGTTCGTTCTCGCGCTCAAGAACGCCGGGAAGGAACTCGCAGCGCTGAACCCGCTGTGGAAGAAGCTCAACCAGACGATCCAGACGAACTTCTGGGGTTCCGCGAAGAAGCCGATTCTGGATCTCGTCAACAGCGTGTTCCCGCAACTGAAGTCGGGTCTCGCTGACGTAGCGTCGGCCCTTGGCGCGTGGTCTGGTTCCGTTGCGAAGTCTTTCAAGGATGCGTTCGGCGGCGACGCCATCACAAGCATCCTGGGGAAGCTGTCGGATGCGATTAAGAAGTCCATGCGCGGCACGGACGCGTTCGCGCAGTCGGTCGCCACCCTCGGGAAGTTCGGGGCGCGCTACCTCCCCGCAATCGGTGACTGGTTCTCCGAGATTGCGGTGAAGTTCAACGGGTGGCTTCAGAAGGTCGCCTCTGACGGGGTTCTCGCCGGTTGGGTTTCCAACGCCATGATCGTCCTCGGGCAGTTGGGGGACGTCGCGAAGGGCGTTTGGGGCACCATCAACGGGCTCATCACTGCGTCTGGTCGCGCCGGTAGCGGTGGGCTGAAAACGTTCTCGCAAGGACTCCTCGCGATTTCGAAGGCCGTCAACAGTCCCGGGTTCCAAACCACTCTCGCCAGTATTTTCGCCGGCGCAGGAAAGGGTGCCTCCGCGCTCCGAGACAGTATCAGCCACATCGGATCCATGCTGGCCGCACTCCCCATCGGGTCGATTCTCGCCACCATCGGAACGACGGTGGGGAAGCTCGCTTCCGGTATCGCTGACGCCCTCAGCCAGCCCGGAATCGGGAAGGATCTCCTGAGCGCCATCCGCGACATCAGCAAGGGCATCCTGTCTCTCATCCCCGCGATAGGACCGCTGGCGGCAGCAATCGCGCCGGTTCTGAAGGCGTTGGGGCCGCTCGCTGTCATTCTCGGCAAGACGCTTGCGAAGGCGATCATCAAGCTCGCGCCGACCCTGGGTGATTTCGTGAAGAACACCCTGCCCGGGCTGGTGGAGACGGTCAGGCAGGGTGTTCCGCTGTTCCTGAAGTTCGTTGACGCAATCTCGGCCGTTGTGGGTTGGTCGGCGAAGCTTGCTGAGCCGTTGCAGGCGGGGGCGAAAGCGTTCGAAGACCTGAAGAACGGGACCACTGATCTTACGCAGGTGATGTCCGATGCGCTGGATGGCAAGTTTGGCGGGATGACGCAGGCGATCAGCCAGTTCGTCTACAACGGCGGCGGAATGTTGCACGACTTCTTCGCCAACACGACGGGCATGTTCCAGGACTTCGGCAGCAACACGGCGGGAATGTTCGGGGACTTCTTCACGAACACGCTCGGCATGTTCACCGACTTCTTCACCGTCAACCTCCCGCAAGGCATCCTCGCGGCCCTGTCCGGTGCGGGGCAATGGCTAGTCGGTGTCGGTCAGGCGATCCTTCAGGGCTTGGCAACAGGATTCGCCATTGGTGTGGTCGCCATCAGCTATTTCTTCACGAAGTTCCCGAGCGACATGGCGAACTGGTTGGCGGGCGCTGGTGCGTGGTTGTTGCAAACCGGTATCGACATTCTCAACGGATTCGTCACGGGAATGGTCATCGGCTACAACGCCGTCGTGGCATGGTTCGCCGCGCTGCCCGGCAAAATTCTGTCCTTCACCACCGCGGCGGGGGCGTGGCTCCTCGGTGTCGGCATCACGCTTCTGACCGGATTTGTGAACGGTATGGGTACCGGGTTCAGCGCCGTTGTCAGCTTCTTCGCGACCATGCCGGGGCGAATTCTGGGCATGGTGGGCGGTGCCGGCTTGTGGCTTGTGCAAACGGGAATCAACATGCTCCACGGGGTATCGTCCGGCGCCCAAACGGGTGTTGGCAGCCTGTGGTCGTTCATCAGGGGGCTACCGGGTCAAATCATTGGGTTCTTCTCGGGTGCTGGCGGGTGGCTGTTCAGCGCTGGTGTGAACATCGTTCGGGGTTTGATCAGTGGTGTGCGGTCGCTCGCCGGAACTATCGGCGCTGTCTTCTTGAACCAGCTCCCTGATTGGATCAGGGGGCCGTTCGAGTCCGCGCTCGGCATCCACTCACCGTCGAAGGTGTTCGCCGGTTACGGCGTGAACATCGTTGACGGTCTGTTGAACGGTATCGACTCCAGGCAAGGCGTTCTTGACCAAAGCGTCCGCGCGATGGTTACCGTGCCGGACGCGTTGCTGAGTGACTCTCGCGCCGCGACCAATGCCAGCGGAGCAGGAGGGTCCGTGCAGATAACCAACTACATCACTCAGCCGGAAGATCCCCGCATTATCGGACGCACGGTCGGGCGCGAGGCTGCTCGGGCGTTGGCGGGGAGCATCTGATGGGCAACCCGCCACTGCTCGAGCTGGGCACACTGAAACTCGCTGGCAGTGCTGCGGCGCAGTCCCTCGCCGATCCGGGATGGTTCTTCACCGACCTGGGGGACTGGGGGGCACTCCCGGATTCGAAGTCTGATATTCGGGAGCGACCGCAAGCGAATGGTGCGGATGAGATCGCCACCGATTGGCGGCAATCCCTTGCGTACTCCGTCAAGGGCATGTTCTTGGGTTCGTCCCATGCGGACGTTCAGTCCGCGAAGGGTGTTATCAAGCGCGCAATCGGGGGCGGTAAGTCGATTCCTGTTGCGGTGACGGATGTTGACGGTCGCTTCACCCGCGTGTCATCGGTTCGCTCGTTCGTTCCTGCGGATGACCGCGGACGCGCGTTGTTCACTTTCACATTGGATCTGATCGCATTCGACCCGTGCATGTATGGCGAGCCGGTGACGGTTTCGACGGGTGTGCCGGTGCAGGGTGGCGGTTTGGTGTGGCCTCTCGGGTCAACACCGGGCGTGTATTGGGATTGGGGTGCGGATGGTTCTTCGGGGCGGGTGACTCTTCCGAATGGGGGCACTGCTGAGTCGTGGCCGACTGTTACAGCGTCGGGTGGTTTGGGTGGTGGGTTTGTTGCGACGGCGGTGAACGGGTCCACGGTTCGGTCTGTCCGGTTCGAGCGGGTTATCCCTGATGGTTCGTTGGTGTCGATTGATTTCCGGACGGGTCGGGCGTGGATTGACGCCCCCGGTAATGATGTGTCCGGGTTTCTGACGGTGCGTGATTTCTTCTCGGTTCCGGCTGGCGGTTCTACGGATATTCAGTTCGCCCCTCTCGGTGTTGTTTCTGGTACGCCCCAATTCACGGCGACGGTTTCGCCCGCGTTTCTTTAGGAGATTCAGATGACATTGCGCAAGGGTCTGCCGGCGAAGCTGGCTAACACGGATGCTGGCGACACCCGGTACGATTTCCGGAATTTCGTGGTGTGCAACGCGGATGGCACTGCGCGGTCTGGTGTGACGTCGCCGGTGGGTGCGGTGTTGTCGGCGACGGCGACGATGAACGTGAACGTGTCCGTGTTTTCTGGTGTTGCTGCGCGGGATGGTGGTTTGGTTGCCCTGTCGTCTGATGGGCCGGTGTCGGTGCTGTTGGATGCTGCCCCGTCCGCGAATTCGCGGATTGATGTGATCACGGCCAGGCAGAACGATTCGTCCTCGACGGTTTCTGTTCCGGACGCGAATGACACGCCGGTGTTCATTGTGATCAAGGGGACTGCTGCGGCAACGCCTGTGCGTCCGACTGTGCCGGATGGTTCCCTCGATTTGGGTTCGGTGTTGATTCCGTCGACTGCGACGGCGACGAACTCGGCGGGTGTGGTCATCACCACCCCACCGCAGTTCACCGCGTCGGCGGGCGGTGTGGTCCCGTTCAATTCGACGGTGGACCGTGACGCGTGGTCGAACCCGAAGGACAGCCAGCTCGGGTACCTGCTCAACGCGGGTCAACTGATTGGGTACGTTGCGTCGGCAACCACGCCGGGTTGGTACCCGGTTGGTGGGCGTCCCGTGTCGGGAACACTGGCGTACACCGGCATTTACTCCGCCAGCGGTACGAGCGTTCCCACACTGACGATGCAGGGTGGGCGCGTGTATTTGGATGGTGTGGTGACGAGCAGCAGCGCGAATTTCGTTGCCGGTACCACGTACACGGTCGGGTCGGTTCCGTCCTCGTTCGCCCCATCGTCTGAGCAGCAGTTCGCGTGCCGGACAGCGAATGGGACGGCGGTTGCGTTCGTTGCCGTGCAAACGTCCGGTGCGGTGTTGTTCGCGCTCACCGCTGGGTTCACGGGTTCCATTTCGCTCTCATTGGGTGGTTGCAACTGGCGGCAGAAGGGCCTTTAAATGACCCGCGTCCTGATCGGTGACCTGTCCACTGGTCGCCGCATCCTCGACCTGCCGTTCCAAACGTTGTCGTGGGATGACCGGTTGGACACTGCTGAGACCATTCAGGTGAAGGTGGACATGCAGGATCCGGGTGTGCGCGCCCTGAACTTGCGGAACACGGCCACGCCGGCGAAAGCGTTCCTTGCTGTGGTGGAGGGGGATGTGATTGTTGCGGCGGGTCCGTTGTGGGCGCGCACGTACGACCGGGATGCGGCCACCGTCGAGTTGGGTGCGTCCGGGTTGGCGTCGTATTACGATCACCGGCTGATTCTGCCGCTGTTGGCGGCGACGATTGGTGTTGACCAGTGGACCATTCCGGATCCGACTGATAGCACGAAGACGATCCCGAACCCTGCGTTGTCGACCGCCTATACCGGCATCTGGTTGGGTACGATCGCGAAGAGGTTGGTGCAGCAGGCGCACACGTGGGCGGGGGGGAGTCTCCCGGTGGTGTTCCCACCGGATGAGTCGGATGGTGACGCCGACCACGAGCGCACCTATTTGGGTGCCGATTTCAAACCGGTTGGGGAAGCAATCAGCGACCTGATGAACGTGGATGGTGGCCCGGAGGTCAACTTCCAGCCACGATTCACCGCGGACCGGTTGGGTGTGGAATGGGTGATGCAGGTTGGCACTGTGGCGCAACCGTTGCTGTTCTCGCAGCAGCACGTGCAATGGGATTTGACCGTCCCCAAGTCGCCGGTGTCGAACCTGACCATTAGCGGGGACGCGTCGAAGATGGGTTCCTGGTCGTGGGCTACCGGCGGTCGCCAGTCGGATGATGTGCTGGTAGCTCGAGCGTACGATTCGACCCTTGTTGATGCCGGGTTCCCGGTGATGGATGTTCTGGACACGTCGCACACGTCAGTGTCCGTGCAGTCAACCCTTGACGGGTATGCGGCGGCGAACGCTGTTCAGGGGCGGCAAGTGTCGGAGACGTGGGAGTTCACGGTGCAGGCGTACCCGATCGATGAGAACGGCTTCCCGGCGGGCCCGCAGTTGACGAACTGGAACGTGGGCGACTTCTGCGACCTCCACGTCGCCTCGTACGCCCCACCGACCGATGATGAGCCCGGACGTGGTGACCCGTGGCTTGAGGGTGGCGACGCACCGTACGCTTTGCGCATCGTGGGCCGGTCCGGTGATGAGAACGGTGTGGACGTGAAAGTGCAGTGCGCCCCAATCCTCGTAACCCTGTAGGAGGTTGAGCATGGCTGGTGGGTACACGGCACCTGCGGGTGACAGTCTCGACCCGATGATTTCCGCGATCAAGGAGGCGCGTCGTCAGGCGCGGGACCTCGCACGACCGCAGGGCACGAACCTGACCGGGCTCGTCAATCAGGTGCAAGCGTTGCTGGCGCAGGTGCAGGACGCGTTGGTGAACATTCAGCAGACGGTGGAAACAACGACGGATGACTACCTGTCCGCCGGCACCGTGGCGATGGGCAGCGTGAACGCGTCGGGTACGGTAACCGCCGATCAGGTTGTTTCGACGGAGGCGTTGAAGTCTCCGGGGTCGCATGACTACATCGTGTCCACGAATTACGTGGCCGGGTGGATCAACGGGGACGGCACTGTGGGCACGTCACCATCCACGAAGGATGTGAAGAAAGACCTTCAGGCGATGGAACCGCAGGATGTGTTCAACCGTTTGAACACGTTGACCGCGTATTGGGGTCGTTACGACTGGGACGCGGAAACGGAACCGTTGAAAGTGTTCCTGCTCGCGGAGGATGTGAAAGCGGCCGGGTTCGGCCCTGACGTTGCCCCTGTTGTTCCTGGTGATCAGCCGGTGAATGTTGGCACCGCTGATTATCCGGCGTGGGTGCAGCCGGGTGACGCGTACACGGTGAACTATTCCCAGTTGATCGTGCCGATGATTTCGGCTGGGCAGGCGATGCAGGCTGAGATTGAGGCGTTGCAGGCCCGCGTGGCCGTGTTGGAGAACGCTACGGCTTGAACGCGACCGCGCATTCAGGGTGCGCCGGGTCGGGCAGCACGATGTGGAAGCAGATCGTGGGCAGGCAGGATGTGTCGTTGCCCGCGTTTCCGGAGTTGGCTTGGGACCCGGCAGGACACCGAACGGGTTCGGGCGCTGGTGCCTGCTGGGTGGTTTGAGTGGTCGTTGCGGCTTGTCGTACCGGTGCGGTGCGTTGCGCCGCCTGCTGACGTGCTGCGGCTTGCTGGGCTGCTTGCGCGGCTGCCGCGTCCGCTGCTGCCTTAGCTTCTGCTGCGGCTTTCGCTGCTGCTGCTGCTGCGGCTTCCTGCTCGGCTTTGTACTCGGCGTCAGCCTTCGCTACCGCATCCTGAACGGCGGCATCCTGCTGCGCCTTCAAGTCCGTGGCGCGTTGCACCGCGTCGGCTTGCACCGCCTCGAGGTGGGTGGCGGCGGCTTGAATCTGCGCGGCCTGCACACGTGCGGCTTCAGCAGCGTTCGCGATGGACACGCCAGCCCACGCACCACCACCGATCACGGCACCGACGACAACGAATGCGGCGACACTCCGGGCGAGAAGCTTTGAGTTCATAGCACGTGATGGTACGCGCAGCAAACCCAAATTAAAAGACCGCATTTAGGGGGATCGCATGGCGCTTGACGGTGAAGCCGCAGCCCAGTACATGCACGTCGGCCAGCCGAACGCGAGAAACGCCTGCCTGTACACGGTATGGCTCGCTTACGGTTCCCCGCACACGATCGGCCCGAAGGCCGGCTATACGTTCCCGACCGCGATTGAGGCGTTCAACTACACGACGAAGCGTCACACCGACCGGAACCCACCTCGAGGTGCCGCGGTGTGGTTCGGTGCCCTGTCAGGCCCCCGGTATGCGAATGACGTGCACTGGCAGGACGGGGATGTGTGCGTGTCCCTCGGTGCCGGGAATTTGGGCGGCACGGATCACCCGTGGGGACAGGTCGGTCAGCTGACCATCGCCGAGCGTGAGGCGGAGACCGGCCGCAAGTACCTCGGCTGGTCTGAGGACTTCATCGGGAATGACATCAACATGCCCGGCTTCACGCCGGCAGAGGAGGACGACATGTTTACTGACAACGACCGGGCGCTCCTGGCGAACGTCTATAACGCTACCTTCTTTGGCGGCAAGTCCACCCCGGACGGCAAGTCTGTCGTGACCATACTCGCGGAATTGCAGGCGTCGGTGGGGGCACTGAAGGCGACCGTGCAGTCCCTCTCGGTAGGCGTGGGCGACCCGAAGGCGGTGCAGGCGGCAGCGCAGGCGGGTGCTGAAGCGGCGCTGAAGAACGCGCGCATCGTCGCGGGGCAGTAGTCATGGACCGGTTCCCAGTGAGCCCGAAACGCAGGCGCTTCCTCGAAGCGGCAATTCGCATCCTCGATCTCATCGTGTACGCGGTGGTGTTCTTCGCCGGCGCGTACACGCTTTACGCGACCCCGACTGAGGCGCTCCACGTGCTCGCCGGCAGCGGTTGGCTCGTCTACGTTTGGGGCGGTCTGCTCCTCGGCGGCGGTTTGGTCGGCTTCATCGGCCGGCTGTCGCGGCGTTGGCTGGTCGAGACGCCCGCGACGATCTCCGCATTCTTCGGCGTCGCGATCTACTTCGTCATCCTCTCCCATTTCATGTTCGTGAACGCCCTCGTGGCTGTGGGGATGGTGTGCGTGGTGGTAGCGGGTACGGCGCTCCTGCGACGTTGGTTGGAGTTGCAAATCTTCGGCACCGAACCCGACGCGAGGCTCGCCGCCCGCCTCCGATCCGCCCTCGAGCGTAGGACCGCGAACACGGTCAACCGCTCCGAGTAGCAGGGGAGGCGCTGTGGCCGACAACACCATCCCCCTAATCGTGGCAATCCTCGGCTCCGGCGGCCTCGGCTCCGTTGTCACCTCCGTCATCCACTCGATCGCGATGGCCCGTAAGGGCATCGCCGGGAAGGAAGAGGACCGGCGCACCGACATTGTGAAAGCCCGCGATTTCGCGTGGGCGCGCATGGCGCAGGCGGAGGCTGATGCTGACGCGCAGGAGCGTCGCGCCGACGAGGAACGCGCGAAACGTATCCGGTGGGAAGAGCACGCTGCCCGCCTCCGCCTCCAACTCATCCGAGCCGACATTGAGCCGGCAGAACCAACCCCTGAGGAGAACTAACCATGAGCACGAACACTGTCCAGACGCAGGCGAAGGCGATTGTCGCCGGAATCCTCACCACCCTTCTCGCGGGGGCGTCGTCTCTCGCAACTGTCCTCACCGGGAACGCCACCCTGAGCACGGTCACGACCGCGCAATGGCTGGCCGTGTTCATCGCCATGGTCACCGCCGGCGGCAGCGTGTATGGCATCACCTGGTCGGTGACGAACGCGCCTCCGAAGGTAGCGACGCAGAGCGCTGACGGCTCCTACAACGTGACCGCGCTTCCTGTGCTGACCGGATCCATCACCCCCACGGGGCCGCTCGTGCCCGGACCGGTTGATGTTCCCGCCCCCACCGACCCGGCCCCGGCGGCGAATGTTGAGCACGTCGACCCCCAGTAACCTCACCACTTCACCCACCGCCCCGGTTGGGGCTTTTTTTACGCCCGGATGCGGGCTGAAGGAGCGCGACAATGGCTAACCCAACCTCACAGTGGGACAAGGTACCGATCTTCGGCTGGTACATGGAACTCGAC